TTTTAAAAATAAAATTTGAGTATCATTGTAATGTTGGTGGTGTTCCTGATTTAATTTTTAAAGATTTAAGATTACAAGTTAGAACACAAATTCCTAAAAATAATAATTCTTTAATCATAAGACCTAAAGCTAAACCAAATGAATTTTATATTTTAGTTATTGATGAAGCTCCAGATTTTAAAATTTTAGGTTTTGTTAATTCAACTTATGTACTTGGACAGGATAGATTTAAGACAGATTTTGGTCTTGCCAGACCACCTTGTTATTCTATTCCACCAGATAAACTAACACCAATTAATTTATTAAAGGATAGTTCTTGGAATTAGATATGTATGGAGATCGTAAAAAAAAATGTTGTTCCTGTGATAAGGGAGCAGATTTAAAAGAGGGAACAAGATATTTCTGCTGCGATCATTACGCAACAAATATTTTAGGTAAGACTATGGAGCAAATTGAGAAAGAATTAAATGATCCCATTTCCTAAAAAAAAATACAATATTATTTATGCAGATCCAGCTTGGTATTTTAAAAGTTATTCAAAAAAAGGAGAAAAAAGAAATGCTACAAAACATTATCCTTGTATGGAATTTAACGATCTATTGGATCTTAATATTAACAGTATTGCTGATATGGATTGCGTATTGTTTATGTGGGTTGTTGATCCTTTACTGCACAAATCTTTTGAAGTTATTAAAAAATGGGGTTTCACATATAAAACAGTTGCTTTCACTTGGGTAAAACAAAACAGAAAAACTAAGGGTAATTTTACAGGCATGGGATATTGGACAAGAGCTAATCCTGAAATGTGTTTATTAGCAACAAGGGGTAAGCCTAAAAGAATCTCTAAATCAGTAAAACAATTAGTTATTGATATTCGTAGAGAACATTCAAGAAAACCAGACAGAATTAGAAATGATATTATTGAGCTTTGTGGTGATCTACCAAGAATTGAACTCTTTGCCAGACAAAAAGCTGATGGTTGGGATAATTGGGGAAATGAAATATTATGAAATATTTTGAGAAGATAGATAAGGACTTACTTAATAATAGAGCTTTAAACTCACATGAGAAGTTAATTTATATTATCTGTAAGTCTTTTGAAAATGCTCCTAATAAGTGTAGGATTTCCCATAAGTATTTAATGATAAGAACAGGCATTAAAACTAAGGCTACTCTTATAAGGTATCTTGACCGACTGACTCTCTTTGGACTACTTGCTAGAAAACAAATAGACAATGGTACTTGCCATTATGTTTTTGATAAACCTACTATGCAAGAATACATCTTACATAATACCAATAAGAGAAGAAAAATATCCTTGTCTAAAAATAGACACAATCGCAACTTGAACGCAGCTTTAAGTTCTCCCAATGTTATTAACATGGGTAAGGTTATTAAGTGATTATACAATTTTGGAGGTATCAAAAACTTGAATTGGAGGTATTGAAAACGATACTTAATATAGACCTAATATATATATCTATATACGACTTTATAGAATCTATAAATATAAGGTCTTGGCAGTGGGAGTACCGAAATTGAAAGACCGATCTATAGACATTAAAAATATCGTAAAAATGATAGCTAAGAGTAAATCTTTTCCATATTCAAATGCAGTTAAAAAAATCAAAAAAGATAGAAAAGGCTACTACCAACAAAAAGACATAAAGCTAAAAAGCAAATCACTTTCAACCGATAGATTTCAACAATACCTTAAAACCATTCAGGAGGAAGATGATACCAACTAAACTAACACTAGAAGAATTAGATAATTACTTCCAAACTGCAACTTATGTTGAAAGATATATGCCATCACCCTTAAATATGAAAAATAAAAGGACAGAAATGTTCACCTTAATAGACAGACTCTATGGTATTTCCTCTGATAAAGACACTTATAAGGGTGAAGATAAACCTAAAATGAAGATAAGACTCAATGGTCAACAACTACAAATATATGAATTTTGTATATTATTAATGGTAAAAGGATCTGAGAAAGATAGAGATATTATAGGTCTTAGGCATTTTCCATTTAAAAGGAGCTTCAGAGAGCTTAGAAAATTCTTTATGCCTGATAGTCATGAGAAAGTTAGACAAGCCTATTATAAGGCTCTCTTAGAGCTATTAAACATATATAATAAGCATGGGTACAAATATATATGTAAATAATTTTGGGGTTACTCCTATAAGGAAATTTGAGATTTTATTTTGAGGTTAGCTCTATAAGGGATTTTGAGGTTAGCTCTATAACGATTTAAAAAATATGGTATTTTTGCAACACTATATCTTGACAATATTAAAAATTAATGTACTAAATCTGGTATAATATAACTTAATTTTGTGTTTTATTCATTTATCTCATATTAAGTTAATTTGAATCATAATAAGACCTATTTCTTACATCTTTACTCTCTCTTTCTTTCTATAATTAAGATTTAGGTCTTATTAATTAAATTCCTTATATTTTTTTTTGTTATTTATAATAACAATCCAATCTTCTGACCAATTTAATTTTTTAGATTTTCCTATTGTATAATTGTATTCCCTCCAAACTAAACTGCATTTATATTTATCTTTAAAAACATTGTAAGATATTAAAGCAGATTGAAGATTATCATAAAAATACATTACAGAATTTAAATCATTTGGTACTTTTTTATTTCTCCAAACTTCAAATTCATTTGATCTTTCATGATAAAAAGATTTACAAATTGTATTAGATAAATCTTCACAATCTTTATAATTTAGTAATTGTTTCATATTTCCTCCTATTTATTAATTAAATACCAGGAGATCATTATAATCTCTGCAATTATTATTATTTCAATCATTAATAACCTAACCAGGTTTTAACATCTTTTAATTTATATTCCTTTTTTCTACCTAACATTTTAAAGAAATCATCAATTTCATTTAAATTTCCATGTTTAAAAATAATATAAACAGCTCTTTTTAAACTTATATAATTCATTATTTAACCCTCCTTTTTTGGTTGTAGTATTGTTTAATTGGAAATTGATAAACATTTGAAATCTGCCTTATAGGCTTTTTAACCTTTGGCATTAGTGATAATTCACCGAACCCAATAAAAGAAAACATTTTCCTTTTATAGGTTGCAGAGAATAGATTATAAATATTTATATCTTTAGCTTTCATTAATCCTCCTGGTATTTTGGCAGCATTAATAAAAATTTAATTATAAATATAAAAAACATACTCAATCCAATTGGTATGCTTATATGACTTACAACTAATAGACCGAATAAAGCTAGTCCAAAGCATAATGCGAAATATATAGCTCTAATCATTTAACCTCCAATTTACTTTTTTACCCCAATTTGCTTTTTGGTTTGTTTCTTTGGAATATGATAAAAGATTATACATATTTAGAGTCCATTTTTGATGATCACTATACCAATATGAAGTTTCAATTGGTGCATCAACTACAATAGAAACTAGATCACCATTTATTTCTTCAATATAATATTTGTAATCTTTTTTATCTGACCCATGATAAATTAAGACTTTTTTATTATCTAAATATTCTTGTATTTTGTCTGGATTATTCATTTTACCTCCCTGTTAAATTAATTATGAATCGCAATTTAATAATTGATTAAAACTGTCACCTAAAAAAGTTTTTAGTTTTTTAGATTGTTTTTGTATGTTCTTAAATGTTTTAAGTGATCTAATAGAATCTTCACTATAACCACAATTAGAACAAAATTCTTCAAATCCATCTGTTGCACAAAGATAATCACTTTTTAAACAATCAAGAACACTGTCTAAAGTAGGTTCACCACTAATTCCGTAACCTTGACTAAAAAATAAAGTCATTTGTTTATAACCATATCTAGTGTCTAAATGATTTCCATTTAATCTAAATTTTCTTTTTAAGGTTACTTTATAATGATTCATTCTTGAACTCTCAACACTGTTCATAGTTGGATTAGAATCACTATACTCATTTACAATAGTAATTTTATTATCTTTAAATACATATTGATCAGCAATAAAATTCTTAATTGTATTTTCTTTTATTGCTTTTTTTTTTTCTACTTGTTCAACTTGATTCATGTTTTCTCCTTTGTTAATTGGTTTAATTTGAATCATGATGAATTAATACCAGAGCAACTATTGATGTCAACTAAATGACAACATCATATTAAATTAATTAATATCAGAGAAACAACTATAAAGAGAATTAAATACTGTTGCAATTATGCAACTGTTGTAAAAATACAACATAATAAACACATTAGAATAATTATAAACTATGGCAAATATTAAATATAATAAGACAATTGAAAAGACTATTTTAAATAGGCTTTGTAATGGTGAAAGTATTAGGAAGATTTGTAAAGATCCGACAATGGTTTCATGGGCTACATTTAGTCAGAAATTAAAAGATAGTGAGAAATTACAAGATCAATACTATACTTGCAAAAAGATTGGTATTGAAATGGTTATAGCTGAGGCTCAAGATAAATTAATGGACTCTATTAATACACTTGAGAACTCTGGTAAGATGGACAACTCTTTACCATTTGCTCATTTAATAAAAGAAATGCAATCTAATGCTAAGTGGTTAAGCTCCGTTTTAAGTCCTGTTAGGTATGGAAAAGATACTAAATTGACTCTAAATGGTGGAGATAAACCAATAGAGATTAAATGGCAGCAGTAATAAAAGCTAAGTAATACTTAGATTATTGTTAATTTTATTAATGATGCAGACGCAAATTTATACAGTACATTTATAGTTAATGAATTGATATTATTGCAACTTGCAAGTGCATAGTAATAGATCATAAAATTAATAAGCAACACCAAAGCAACATAAGATTTAATAAGTAAGTAAAAACAATAATTCCAGGTCAATACCAATTGATTAGCAATCAAATGCTTTTTTAAAATGGTTTAAATCTGAGGATTTGGGGGGTTTTATAGCGACCCACCACCAAAAAAAAGTTCGGTACTTATAAATATATTGATACGACCTACACACAACTAAACAAGGAAATCACAATGGTAAAAAAAAAAGAAGAAGAAACAGCTTTTGAAAAAGCTATGAAAAAATTAAAACAAAGACAACAAAACAACACAGTTATGCCTGGAAATAAAAAAGGTGTAATAAGTGATAAAGAATATCAGTTCTTTTTAGAATTACTTAGCACAAAAAAAAAATCCAGAACAAGGAAATGATGGATTTTGACGACAGAGAAAAAGGTTACTCAGCAGTAATTTATATTATGGAAAGCAGCAACTCTGTTGTTGTTCACTTTGGTGGATTTAATGATCTTAGAGAATGTAGATATTTCTCTCATCATATTATGGACGATCTTGGCATTGAACAATTATTAAATGTACCTCAAGGAGTTACAGTACATTAGGGGGGTTTTGTTTTAAAATGCCAGAAATAGTCATTCCATATAAACCAAGAGAATTGCAAAATTTTTTGCACAAAGAAATTGATAAGCACCGATTTAATGTAATCGTTGCACACAGACGAAGTGGTAAGACGGTGATGCTTGTTAACCACATGATTAAAGCAGCTCTTACTTGTCCTTTGCCAAACCCTAGATATGCCTTTATATCGCCAACATTTAAACAAGGTAAATCTACTGCTTGGGACTACATAAAACAATTTGCAGGTAAGATACCTGGTACAAAATTTAATGAGTCAGAATTGAGATGCGATCTTCCTAATGGCTCAAGGATAACAATTCTTGGAGCTGAGAACGATCAAGCTCTTAGAGGTATATTTTTAGATGGTTGTGTTTTTGATGAAACACAATCTATTAAACCAACTATTTTCCCTGAAGTCATAAGACCAGCTTTGGCAGACCGAAAAGGTTGGTGCGTATTTATTGGTACTCCAAAAGGTAGAAATTATTTCTATCAACTTTATAAAGATGCACAAAAAAATAAAGATTGGTACTCAGGATTATTTAAAGCTAGTGATACAAATATATTAGATCCTGATGAATTAGTTGCTGCAAAGCAAATGATGTCAGAAGATTTATATGACCAAGAATTTGAGTGCAGTTTTCAAGCTGCAATAACAGGTTCTTATTATGGTGCTTCAATAGAGCTGCTAGAGTCTAAGGGACGAATTACAGACAATCTGTATGATGACAACCTAGATACTGAAACATGGTGGGATTTAGGCTTAAATGACAGTACAGCAATATGGTTTGTCCAAAGGTACAAAGGAGAGATCAGATTAATAGATTATTATGAATCTGCTGGTGAGGGTTTAGATCACTATGTAGATGTCATTAATAGAAAAGAATATGAGTATTCAAGGCATATAGCTCCCCATGATATTAAAGTCAGGGAGATTGGTAATTTTGGTAAATCAAGATTAGAGAGTGAATTGGAATTATGTATTGCTTTTGAAGTAGAACCAAAACTATCTATAGAAGATGGAATTGAAGCTGTCAGAAAAACACTTCCTAATTGTTGGTTTGATAAAAATAAATGTCAAAAAGCTCTTGAGAATTTAAAGGCTTACCAAAAAAGATGGGACGACAAAAATCAATGTTTTAGAAATAAACCTCTGCACAACTATGCTTCTCATTGTGCTGATTCTTTTAGAACAGGCATAGTAGGTGAGGGTGTAGAAGTTAGTGATTGGAAATCAACAATTCCAGTTGAAACAAATTATATAGTTTAATATGGCAGAAAAAATAACAGAATTAGAATTAAAAAATATTATAAGCAAAGAGATTAATAACTCTATGGGTTATATGGGTGGAAACCTATCATCTCAAAGAAAAAAATCTTTAGAATACTATATGGGAGAACCATTAGGTACTGAGATTGATGGTAGATCACAAGTCGTTAGCACAGATGTAGCTGACACTATTGAAACTATTTTACCTAATTTACTTAAAATTTTTACAGCATCAGATCAAGTAATTAAATGTGAGCCAGTAAAATCGGAAGATGTGGCACAAGCTGAACAAGTAACTAATTATGTAAATTATATTTTTAATAAAGACAATCCAGGTTTCTCAATTTTATACACATGGTTCAAAGATGCGTTGATTGAGAAAAATGGTATTGTCAAAGTTTATTGGGACGACAGTAAAAAGGTTGAGCAAGAAACTTATGAAAATTTAAATGACCAAGAATATTCATTATTATTAGATAGTGATAATGTAGAAGTTGTTGAAGAAGAATCTATTGAAGATGAAAAAGCAAAAGCACAATTAGAACAACTAAGAGCTTTAGCAGAACAACAAGGTCAAGAGTTGCCTGAGCAACCTATTCCAATGATCCATAATGTGATTATTAAAAGAACAAATAATTATGGTAAAGTTAAAATAGAAAACATACCACCTGAAGAATTTTTAATTCAAAAGTCTGCAAAAAATATTGAAGATGCAACTTTTGTTGCACAAAGAGTTTTAAAAACAAGATCCGATTTAATTGAAATGGGTTTTGATAGAGATGTTGTAGATAATCTTCCTACTCAAAGTACAGTTCTTTTAAATGATGAAAGATTAACAAGATATTCTGACATAGAAGAAAACCCATTAAATGATGCACCAGATGAAAGTACACAAGATGTAGAAATCTATGAGTGCTATGTAAGAGTGGATATGGACGAAGATGGTATTGCTGAACTTAGAAAAGTAACAGTAGCAGGTTCTGGTAGTTATACAATTTTAGAGAATATGCCTTGCGATTTTATTCCTTTTTGTTCTTTAACTCCAATCCCAATGCCACACAGATTTTATGGTAGATCAGTTTCAGAATTAGTTGAAGATGTGCAGTTAGTTAAATCAACTGTTATGCGACAGTTATTAGATAATATGTATTTAACTAATAATAACAGAGTTGCAATCATGGACGGAATGGTCAATTTGGACGACCTACTTACTTCAAGACCAGGTGGAGTGGTAAGAACTAAACAACCACCAAGTCAAGTTATGCTGCCAATGCAATCACAAACTATTTCGCAACAAGCATTTCCATTATTAGAATACTTAGATACTGTTAGAGAAACTAGAACTGGTATTACAAGATATTCTCAAGGACTTGACGCAAAATCATTAAATAAAACTGCAACAGGTGTAAATACTTTAATGAGCCAATCTCAAATGAGAATGGAATTAGTTGCTAGAGTATTTGCTGAAACAGGGATTAAAGATTTATTTAAAAGAATATTTGAACTTACTTGTAAGTATCAAGACAAAGAAAGAATTGTAGAATTAAACAATCAATTTGTACCAGTCAAACCTACTGAATGGAAAAACAGATATAATGTTACTATTACAGTTGGACTTGGAGCTGGTTCTAAAGATCAA